CCGTCGCCGCCGTAGCCGCCGCCGCCGCCGCCGCCGTCGCCGCCGCAGCCGCCGCCGCCGCCGCCGCCGTAGCCGCCGCCGTCGCCGCCGTACTGCGGACACACCACCAAGGCCGGCAGCAGCAACATCCGCTGCCCCCGCTCCGCGAGGCGGTCCTGCTCCACCGCGCGCCAGGCGGGGTCGGAGTAGAGGCTCGTCGGCGCGCTCACGACGCACCCCGCAGCGCGTTGCGGGCCTTGGTCAGCGTCACGGCCACGAGGCTGCTCGCGGAGGCGCTGCGGGGACCCTCGCGGTCCCACTCCCGCAACGCCTCCTCGCACTGCGCGATCACCCCCGACACGTCGCGCAGGGGCGGGGCGAGGTAGAGGGGGGCGACGGTGCAGGCGCGTCGTCGGGCATCGTCTTCGGCCAGGGCACGGGTGATGCCCGTGCTTGCACCTCCACCACCGGCGAAGTTGTCGATCACCAGCTCACCCGGAAGCAGGTCGAAGGTGCGAAGGAGCGGGGTCATGCTGCGGTCTCCTTCGCGGGGAGCGCCGCAGCGTCCCGCTCCTCGTATCCGTGAGTCGTCTTGCTGCGGATGGCGCCGACGGCGCGCAGCGCTTCGATGGTCGCGCGCTCGATCGCCGCCGCCTTCCCGCCCGTCGCCTCGGCCGCGACCTTCGCTGCCGCCTTGATCGCGGTCTTGCTCGTCGAGACGTCGACGGCCGCCTCCCACGCCGGGCCGAGCCGCGAGCGCAGCACCTCGAGTGCCTCGGGTGTCTCGAGCGACACGCTCTCGCGCGTCGTCGAGCGCGCGCCGTAGGTGCGTCCGTCCTCGAGCTCGACGGGCCCGTTCTCGTCGACCCACCGGCGGAGCGCCTCCCACGCCTGGTCGGTCGCCGCCTTCACGGCGCGGAGGGTCTCGTACTGGTCGCGCGCGTGCGCTGGCGACGAGATGTCCTCGCTGCGGGCCACCACCGGCAGCCGCACGCGGACCGGATCTGCCTCGACGAGCGCGATGGCGCCGACGGCCACCGGGCACGCGCCCGCCGCGGGGCAGTAGCGGCAGTGCTGGCCGGGCTGCGGCTCGGAGCTCGGGATCGTGCGCGCGTACTCCCGCAGCCGGCCCTCCCACGCGTCGAGGTCGAACGCGTCGAGCGAGACCTCGTCGGTGTAGGTCTGGAACGGCGACACGAACACGAGCCGGACGCGGATGGTGTCGACGCCCAGCCACCGCGCCCACAGGAGCCCGAGCGTGAGCATCTGCGCGTTTGTGGCGATGGCGTCCACGTTCTCGGGCCGCCCGGTCTTGACGTCGTCGACGATGCGCACGCCGTCGGCGCCCATCCACACCATGTCCGCCGTGCCCACGATCTCGGTCGGGCTGCGGCCGGCGTAGCTTCGGTGCTCGCCCTTCTCGATGCCACGCGCGCGGCCGGTCGCGAGGTTGAGCGCGATCGGCTGCTCGGTCGCGAGCAGGCGCTCACCCTGGACGCGGTCGCGCCAGGCGACGTAGCTGCGCACGTAGGGCGCCGCTTCTTCGTCCGTCCACTCGACGCCCGTGAGGTCGGCCTCGATTGCCGCGTGCACGCGCGTGCCGAGCGCTGCCGCCGCCCCGGGCGTGTCGACCCACGGGACGCCCTCGCGCGCCCACCACTGGCAGGACGCGAGAGCGCCGATCTTGCTCGCAGTGGCCCTCATCCGTCGCTTCCGGGCTCGGGCAGGTCGTCGACGGGCGCGGGCGGCTGCGACGCGATCCACTGCGCCTTGTGCGCCTTGTGCGCGTCCTTGAACGCCGACAGGTCGGCGTCGCTGATCTTGCCCGCGCGCGCGGCGGCCACCGCCTCGGCAGCAAGCGCCTTGAACGCCCCCTCGTCGGCCGCAGCCTCGAGTCGCTGGTAGATGTCGCCGAGGGCACTCGCGTCGCTCGGCCGCGCCGCCGTCTGCGCCTTCGCTTCAACGACCGCCGAGACGGCGGACATGCTCGCGCGCGGGGCGTCCTCGATCTCGTCCGGGTCGTAGAGTCCGTTGACGAGGTCCGGGTAGACAATGCGCGCCAGCGCGCTCGAGCAGCGCGCGCGGAGCATCGCGGCAGGGTGCGCCTTCCACGTACCCTTCCCGGTCAGGCCCGCGGCGCTCGCCTGCTGGATCGTGTAGGAGAGCTTGACCGGCGTCGGCTCGCCCCGGCGCAGCGTCTCGTAGGTGGCAATCGAGTCGGTGGACTCGATCATGCGGAAGTAGGCGCACACGTCGCCGTGCATCTTGACGACGCCCACCATCATGTCGGCGGCGAGGCTCGGCCGGCGCACGCCCTGGGTCTCGATGACGTAGACCCCGCGGATCGACTGCATGGCCGAAAGCCCGAGCTCCATGCCGGTCATCATGCGGATCATCGCCTCCTCGGGGCTCTTGACCCCGTAGAGGCCCGAGGCCGCCACCACGTCGGCGAGCCGCTGCACCTGCGCGAGCGAGCTCGGTGCGCACGCCGCGCGCGGGTCCGTCGTCAGCGCCGCCGTTGCCGGCTGCACGCGGGCCAGTGCGGCGCCGTTCTTCGTGTCCTTCGTGTCGGTCATCGTGTCCATCAGGTGTCTCCTTCGTTGCGTGAGAAACTGTGGCGACTCGCGGCGAACCAAGGCCGCAGCGCCTCGGCGAGGGCGTCGAGCGCGGGCCCACCAATGCGCGCAGCGTCGGCGGACATCGGCCCGTCGAGTTCCGCGCAGTCGCGTGCGGCAAACTTGGCGGCACGCTTGGCGTCCATGCGAGCCTGGCGGGCCACCTGCGCGGGGGTGCGCGGCTTGCGGGGCGGGGTCATTGGCGCGCTCGCTCTGCCGTATACATGGCGCGACGCTCCTCGACGGACTTGCCCTCGCGCCTAGCCGCACACCGCTTGCGCTCGCAGATGTAGAAGCCGGGGCCGTCAGACCCTCCGCACACTTCGGTGTCCGTCATGAAGTTGTTGCCAGCCGGCTTGCCGCAGCAGTCGCAGGGGTGCGTTGCCTCGTATCGCCCGGACGAGTTCTCGCGGCGCTCGTGCTTCATAGCGTGACCTCCCACTTCAATTTGACCTGCGTCGGGTGCGTATCGATTCGTGGTCTGGCGTCTCTGTGCCACGACCCTCCGCCAGCCTCGCCGATGAGTCGCCAGCCGGCGGCGCGGACTGAGACGCCGCCCTCTTCGGGCAGCGTGTACGTGACCAACTTCCGGTACCCGAGCGCGCGCGCCGCTCGCCAAGCCGCGCCGTAGAGGAACGAGCACGCGTTCTTGGTGCCGTCGGTGGCGACGCGGATGACCTCCGCCGTCCATCCGTCGCACGACATCCGCGCCACCGGACGGCCCACCACGGCGACCCCGCAGATGGGACCGCTGTCCACGGCGCACGCCACGCAGAAGAGGTGACCGACGGGGGGCTTGTGGTGGCGATGGTGCGCTGCAACGAACGCCTTAGCCTCAGCAAGCGTGATGGGTACCGCGTGGATGCTCATCGCCCACCCCGACTCGCCGCCCCACCGTCCCCGCGGACGACGGCCAGCGGCACGTGCTCGACCATCCGCGACAGGACCGCGAGCTCGGTGCCGAGGCGCATCAGGGTCGCGATGGTGTCGGCGTCCTTGCGCTCGGCGGCGGTGACGGTCAGCGCTGCGAGCTCGGCCTCGGCGCGGTCGATGGTGGCCAGCATCTCCGAGCGGCGGCGCGCGTCGAGGTTGTCGGCGCGGGCGAGGTCGCGGACGAGCGTCATCGCGTCGAGGTGCCGCTTGACCCCGTCGGAGGTGCGGAGGATGTGGCGGGCGCGGGCGGCGTAGGCGCTCATGGCTCACCTCGGTAGCTGCCATTCGTCACCGGCGGTGGCTCGGCGGGTGCGGGCTTCGCGGTCACCATCCGCACGAAGCGGACGACGCAGACGAGCGCGGTGACGAGGATGGCGGCGCAGGTCAGCGGGCCGAGCAGCGCGGTGACGAGGCCAACCGCCACGGCGTACAGAGCGGGGTACTTGGTTGCCTCCGGCTCACCACGGCCCCTGCGAGCGATGTTGACCGCGTCGAGGTGCTCCATCGCGACCATCCCGGCACCGAAGCCGCCGAAGGCCGACAAGGCCCACGAGACAGCCAGCATGGTCTGCACGGCGGCGGTCACGCCCCACCTCCCGCGTACATGCGCAGCGTCGGCGGGTCGGTTGGCTCCGTCCCCCTCACCACCACCGCCGTGAGCCGCCGCACCCACGGTGCACGAGCGTCAATCACGCGGCCGGCCTCGGTGTCGGGGTCGGGCTCGTCGTCGATGTCCTCGACGCTCGCCTCGACGCCGTGGGTCAAGACGTGCTCGCAGTGCTCGGTGCAGCGGACGCGTTCGGGCTTCACAGCACACCTCCCGTTCGCGCCGACTTCGACGCTCGTGGCGGCAGCGGCGCGGGCTTCACCAACGCGAGCGGATACCAGTCGAGGAACAGCGGCGTCTCGACCTGCACGCGGTCGGACTCCATCGCGCGCACGCGCCCGATCTGGCGACTGCACGCGACGTAGCTGCCCTTCGATGGGACCTCGACGCGTTGCCCGAGGCGGAGGCGGGTCACAACACCCCCCGCGCGCTCAGCGTCTCATACGCCCCCCGCTCGTGTTCGATCGCCCGCTCCTCGCAGGTGTCCCACGCCTCGCCGCCGCGCTGGCCCCCGGCGATGCCGACGGTGAGCGCGCCGGCCGGCAAGTCGGCGTACACCTCGCGCAGGTGGCCAACGCACCGGAACCCCTCCTGGCCGCGCGGCAGCACCACGAGCACCTTCGCCGCAGCCGTGCAGCCGTGCACATCGCAGCCCAGGCGGACGTACAGCCGGAGGTGCCGCTCGTACGCCGGCACGCGGTCGGCGGGCTGTAACGCCTGGCGCGCCCACGCCTCGACGCCCATCGGCTCATCGTCGTCGCGCATGGCGTAGGACGCCGACGTGGGTAGAGCAAGGCCGGTGTCGCCTCCCTCGTCCTCGACTGCCTCGGCCGCGTAGTGGAGCGCGTAGGCCGTGGCGGACGGCGTGCCCTGAGGGTGGACCAAGGCCTCGGCGTGCGCGGCTTTCGCTGCGGCGAGGGCGGCGTTGCGACCGCGGCTCATGACACCCTCTCGACGGTGACGACGGGGGCGGCGCCGCCGCCGAAGGTGACGCGGTCGCCGACGTTGAGCGCGCGGACAGCCTCGCACGTGTCGACGTCTTCGCAGTTGTCCGTCAAAAACTCGCTCAACGCGACCACCGCGCAGTCGTCGGGGTGGTCGCCGGTCTCGATGTGCAGGGTGACGTTGCTCATGCCCGGCCTATCGCACGCCGCGTGCCACTGCCCCGAATCCGCGAATCGCCCACGGATCCGCCGCGTAGCAGCGTACGCGCGTTCGCGCTTCCGCGTAGTACTCTTCGCGCTTCCGCGTAGCGCACTTCGCATTCGGCACGTTTTCCGCTGGATATCGCGCGGCCCTCACCTTGCTTGTCGCCACGCCCATGGCAGACGACACCCCTCTATCCCCTCCCCCACGCCACCGCAGGCGCTACCGTGTCGAGATCGTGGAGTACCTCGACGACGACGAGGCGACGCGAGAGACCCACGCGGCGACCGCTGCGGCGATCGAGGACATCCGGCGTAGGCTCGCGCAGACGGAGGCTGCATGATCGGCGAGTGCATCCACTGCGGGGCCCGCGGGCCCACCATCTACGGAGCCTGTCCGCGATGCATCTCGCCTCGTGCCGATGCAGTGGGCATCCACCTCGACGCCGCGCAGCAGCGCCGCAAAGGGGAGGCTCGTGCACGGAAGCGTACGCCGACGCGGGATGAGCATCCCGCACCCATCGTGCTCGACCCTTCCGCCCCCGTCCCGCGAGGGCTCGAGGCCCGGAGCGTCGTCGACTGGGTCACCGGCCGCGTCGCAGGGGTCGTCGCCTACCGACGCGACGAGTCTGCCAGTGCGGTCGAGGACGTGCACCGTGCCGCTTGTCGCGAGGCTGGGGTGTGGACCCCAACGATGGGGAGGGGACAGTGACCGACTACACCGCCTTCGTCGCGGGCAAGACCCAAGCGGCAGCACAGGGAGGCTTCCCCCCCCTGTGGCTCCCCGACTGGCTCTTCGACTTCCAATCTCACCTCGTGGACTGGTCGCTACGCCAGGGTCGCGCAGCTGTGTTCGCGGACTGCGGCATGGGAAAGACGCCCATGCAACTCGTGTGGGCGGAGAACGTGGTCCGCAAGACCAACCGGCCCGTGCTCATCCTGACGCCACTCGCGGTGACTCAGCAGACCGTACGCGAGGCCGAAAAGTTTGGCATCGAAGCGCATCGGCCGGCGATGGGGAGGGAGCGCCCCGGAATCTCGGTCACCAACTACGAACGCCTCCGGCACTTCGACCCCTCCGACTTCGCGGGGGTCGTCTGCGACGAGTCCTCGATCCTCAAGTCGTTCGACGGCACGACCCGAGCGGCGATCACTGAGTTCATGCGCGAGACCCCGTATCGACTGCTCTGCACTGCTACCGCGGCGCCGAACGACTACGTCGAGCTCGGGTGCTCGTCGGAGGCGCTAGGTCATCTTGGATTCATGGACATGCTTGCGCGCTTCTTCAAGAACGCTCGCAACAACGCGAGCCTCGGTCGCGCGTGGGCAACCTCCGGTGGAGGTCAGCCGCAATGGCGCTTCAAGGGTCACGCCGAACAGCCGTTCTGGCGATGGGTCACATCCTGGGCTCGAGCCGCACGCAAGCCTAGCGACCTTGGATTCAGCGACGACCGCTTTGCGCTGCCCGAACTCCTCGAGCGCGAGCACGTGGTGGCCGCGGACCGACCGCGCGAGGGCATGCTCTTCTCGGTGCCGGCCATTGGACTACAGGAGGAGCGTGAGGAGCGACGCAGGACCCTCACCGAACGGTGCGCGAAGGTGGCCAAGCTCGTCGACCACAAGGACCCGGCCGTCACGTGGTGCCATCTGAACGACGAGGGCGACGCTCTCGAGCGCATGATCCGCGGCGCGGTGCAAGTGAGTGGCCGCGACTCCGACGAGGAAAAAGAGGAGAAGTTCGCCGCGTTCGCGGCCGGTCAAATCCGCGTACTCGTGACCAAGCCCGTCATCGGCGCTTGGGGCCTGAACTGGCAACACTGCGCACACATGACGGCATTCTCCGGGCACTCCTTCGAGCAGCACTACCAGAGTGTCCGCCGCTTCTGGCGGTACGGTCAGACCCGGCCCGTCATCGTCGACCACGTGCTCAGCGACGGAGAGCAGCGCGTGCTGGCCAACCTCCGACGCAAGATGACGCAGGCCGAAACCATGTTCTCGCGCCTCTCCGGCAACATGGCCGAGGCTATCAGTATTGAGCGCGCCGCGCTTGCCCTCACCGACAAGGAGACGATCCCATCATGGCTGTAGCAGCTCAGGTCATCACGGACAGGTACGCGATCTACAATTCCGACTGCGTCGAGGTGCTCCAGACCTTGCCGAAGGAGAGTATCCACCTCTCGGTCTACTCGCCGCCTTTCGCTGGTCTGTACCACTACTCGTCGAGCGAACGCGATATGAGCAACTGCCGCAGCTACGAAGAGTTCATGGAGCACTACACGTTCTGCGTCCGCGAACTGACGCGCGTCACGAAGCCTGGGCGCATCACTGCTGTCCACTGCACCGACGTGCCGAGCGGCAATACGGGTCGGGACCACATGCGCGACTTCCCCGGCGACATCATCCGTCAGCACGAGGCGCTCGGATGGAACTACGTGGCGCGGTACGCCGTGTGGAAAGACCCATTCGTGGTCTACCTCCGCACGCTGCAGAAGTCTCTTCGCCACCGCACGTGCGTCGAGGACTCGTCGCGATGCTCCGTCGCCGCCGCAGACTACCTGCTCGTATTCCGCAAGAAGGGCGAGAACGCTGAGCCGATCGCGCATCCCATCGGACTCACGTCCTACGCTGGGTCGCGTACGCCGCCCGAGGCCGTGATGAAGTACCGTGGGTGGACGGGCAAGCAGACCGAGAACAGGTACTCTCAATGGGTGTGGAGGCAGTACGCATCGGCGTTCTGGGATGACGTGCGCCTCGACCGCGTGCTGCCCTTCCGCGAGGCCAAGGACGACAAGGACGAGAAGCACGTGCACCCGTTGCAGCTCGACGTCATCGACCGCGCCGTGGTGCTATGGTCGAACCCCGGCGATGTCGTCGTGACTCCCTTCATGGGCGTCGGGTCCGAGTGCTTCGGCGCGGTGCGGAATGGACGCAAAGCGCTCGGCGTCGAACTGAAGCCCAGCTACTACTCGCAGGCGGTGCGCAACATGGAGATCGCCGTCGCCGGATCCTACGAGACGGACGCGGTGGCCGAGCCGGACCGGCAGACCGAGATGTTTGCCGATGGGTCCACGATGGATAGCGAGTGACGTGACCACGCTCGCATGGACCGACCCGCGGCACCCGTGGATGCGGGACTACCTGGTGCTCGAGTTGCCCCCGCTGCCCCCATCGCCGCGTCGATGCGAGCACTGTTCCGGCGGCATGCATCACCGACGCGCAGGCGCCATCTACTGCTCTGACCGCTGTGCCCGTCGAGCGCGATGCGCAGACCGCATCGGGCGCCCCCGTGTCGCCGCATGCATCGAGTGCGGGGCGTCGCTCGCTCACCGCACGCTCGCCGCTGTCTACTGCTCGCGCCGATGCGAGCGCCGTGGGTACGGGGCCGGACGCCTCGTCCGCATCACGAGGGACCGATCATGAGCCAACGTCGTGACGCCGAAGGCAAGCGCTCTCGCATCCTCGCCGCGCTCCTCGACGGGACCGGCCGAACCACGGGCGAGGTGGCCTCCATGCTCGACACGTCGGGGCCGGGCGCGCTGTACCTGCTCCGCGGCCTCGAGGGGAAGGGCCTCGTCGCCTGCATCCGAGACCGGCGGGAGTGGGTCTGGCATCGGCCGCAGCCGCTGCTCGAGAGCGACGTGGAGGGGATGCCGTGATCCTCCGCCCCTACCAGCAAGACCTCGTGCACCGCGTGAGCCAAGCCTTCCGCCGCGGGCGCGCGGGCGTCATGCAGATGGCCACCGGCGGGGGCAAGACGGCCTGCGCCGCCACCGTCATCGAGCGCGCGGTCGCGAAGGGGCGGCGCGTCGTCTTCGCTGCGCACCTCGACACGCTGGTCGGCGACACCTACGCGCGCCTCGTCAAGGCCGGCGTCCACGCGGGCTACGTGCAGGCGGGGCGACCCTCCGACCCGACGGCGCCGACGCAGGTGGCGAGCCTCGCGACGCTCTACTCCCGCGGCGAGCGTCCGCCCGCCGACCTGATCATCGTCGACGAGTGCCACCGCGCGCCGAGTGCGAGCCCGCGCGAGATCCTCGAGAGCTACGGCAAGGCGTGGATCCTCGGGCTCACCGCCACGCCGCAGCGCGGAGACGGCCAGCCGCTTGGCGAGATCTTCGACTGGATGGAGTGCGGGCCCACGGTGCGCGAGCTCATCGCGCAGGGCTACCTCGTGCCGGCGGACGTGCTGGCCCCCATCGTGCCGGTCGACGCCTTGGTCACAGAGCCCGTCGAGGCGTACCTGGCTCACTGCCAAGGCCGTCGCGCCATCGTCTTCGCCGCCAACGTCAACCACGCCGAGTGGATCGCCTACGGCCTCACCGCACGCGGCGTCCCCGCGGCCGTGATCACCGGCGAGACCCCGCGGGCCGAGCGGGAGGCGGCGCGGACCATGCTCATGGAGGGCGGCCTCTCGGCGCTCGTCTCGGTCAACGTCTTCGTCGAGGGGTGGGACTGCCCGAGCGTCGACGCTGTGATCCTCGCGCGGGAGTTCTCCGTCGTCGGGTCCTTCCTCCAGGCGATCGGCCGAGGACTCCGCCCCGCCCCTGGCAAGACCGACTGCGTCGTCGTCGACCTGCGCGGCTCGGTGAACCTCCACGGTCTCCCCGACGAGGACCGCGCGTGGAGCCTCACCGGCAAGCCCAAGCGGACAGAGGCCCTCGCCGCCCTTCGACGCTGCCTCAAGTGCGCCGCGATCTTTCGGCCCGCGCGCACGTGCCCACGGTGCGGCGCAGTCAGTGATGCGAAGGCCGAGGGCGCCAAGCTCCCGCGCATCCTCGACCGCGACGAGAAGCTCGAACGACTGAGCCACCTCAGCCAAGAGGACCGCGATCGCCGGTACCTCATGAGCCTCGTCAACGTGGCGATCAACCGGATGCGCATGCCCGAGCACCGGGCCGAACAGTGGGCGCTGAGGACGTTCGAGCGGAAGTTCGGGAGGGCGTATGGGAGCGCAGCGTAGCAACCCCGAGGAGCAGATCATCCGCGCGTCGATGGCCGAGCACGGGTCGAGCCCGGGCACCATCCTCCTGCGCAACGTCGTCAAGACGATCCCCGACCCGTTCCGCCCGGGCGCGCGCCTCACCTTCGGACTCGGCACGGGCACCCCCGACGTCGTCGGCTCGCTCGTCTGCCCGTGCCCCACGTGCGGCACCATGCAGGCCCGCCCCATCGGCCTGGAGTACAAGTCGCCCACCGGCGCGGCGCAGGCGCACCAGCTCGCGCTGCACGAGGCGTGGCGGTCGCAGGGCTGGCTCATCGCGATGCCGCGCTCCGTCGACGCGACGGGGGAGACGCTGCGGCGATGGAGGGAAGGCCGATGACCCCCTGCCGCTGCGACGTGTGCCTCGATTGCCAGATCCGATGGTGGGAGTCTCACTGGGCCTCGCAGACCCTGGACTCCCCCCACATGCGAGGAGCGCGATTCCTGAGCGGAAAACGCGGCGTGCTCATCACGATCGCGACCCAGGGAGGACCGCCAGTCATCGCGCTGTGCGCGGGCCCAGGCTGCCACGTGGGCGCCAGGATCCACGGCCGATGGTGGCGCTCGGATGGGCCGGTACAGACCAGCGCCGAAGCCATGGACGAGGCGATCGGTCTCGTCCTCAAGGCCGACATGGCACGCGACGCCGCCGAGCGGTACGTGCCTCGGCCGCCGAAGCCGGCCAGCGACCGCGAGGAGATCAAGGACATCCGCCGCCGCCTCGCCGACCCTGGCCGCGTCGTCGCCGCGCTCGGGCTCGGCAAGGGTTCGAGGCCGTCCACCCGCGGCGTCATGGTGCGGTGCCCGGCCCACGAGGACAACACCGCGTCCTGCTCGGTCCGGGCAGGCAAGGATGGCACCATCATCGCCGTCTGCCACGGGTGCCAGTGGCGCGGCGACGTGCTCGGGCTCGTGGCGGCCGTGCGTGGGCTCGACCCGCGGCGCGAGTTCCGGCGCGTTCTCGAGGAGGCTGCGCGGTTGGCTGGGGTGACGTTGGGGGAGAAGAGGAGGGCTGCATGAACACGTGGGAACCGGGGACCTATCACGAGGACCCGACCGTCAACGCTCTGCTAAACATCGCGGCGTCGCTCGCAGCGTGCGCCGCTGCGCAGCGGGAGCTTCTGTACGGATTGAAGTACGGGAAGGACACGGGATTGAGCGTCGCCGACGCCCTCGAGAGGCGCGGATGACCGAGGTCGACCCGATGGACCCCGACGCGACAGACCCCGACGACGGCTCGTGGCCCTCGTTCGAGGACGACTCCGAGCCCGACGGTTTGAAGCATGAAGGCAACACCCACAACGACGACGCCAACTCGCTCCGGCTGGTGGATTGGCACGGCGCGTTCGTGCGCTACGCCACCGACATCGACAAGTGGTACGGGTGGGACGGCAAGGTGTGGGTGCGGAACAAGGCGCCCGTTACGCTCGCGGCCCGCCGCGTGGGCCCCCGCCTCGAGAGGGAAGCGCGCGCGCGCCTGGCCTCCGCGGTGCGCAAAGCGGACGGTGCAAGTTCCGACCCCCCAAGCGAGGACGAGCAGCCGAAAAAGAGGGCCAAGGTCCTGAAGACGCCCGACGAGATCTTCGCCGCCGCCGAGCTGAAGCACGCGGTGCAGAGTCGCAACGCCGGGCGCATCGAGGCCATGATCAAGCTCGCGAGCGCTGACCCTCGCGTTGCCGTCCCGCTCGACGCCTTCGACGCCGACCTCAACACGCTCAACACGCAGAACGGGATCGTCGACCTGCGCACTGGTCGGCTCACGCCGCACACGCCGGGCCACATGATGTCGAGGATCACCAACGCCGAGTATCACCCGCGCGCCACCTGCCCCACCTGGGAGTGGCTCATCGACTACGCGATGGGATCGGACCGCGACCTCATCGGCTTCCTGCGCCGGTACGTCGGCTACATCCTCACCGGGCACGTCACCGAGCAGTGCCTCCTATTCAACCACGGCGTAGGCAACAACGGGAAGTCGGTCATCATGGGGGCGCTCGCGCACGTCCTCGGCACCTACGCCGTCGCCGCCCCTCGCCCGTTGCTCGTCATCCAGCGCAACGAACCGCATCCCGCCGAGCTCCTACGCCTCCGCGGCGCCCGGATGGCCCTCTGCGCCGAGGTAACCGAGGATATGCAGCTCGACGAAGCCAAGCTGAAAGACCTCACCGGCGGCGACAAGATCGCGGCCCGAGGAATGGGTGAAAACTTCCTCGACTACACACCGACGGCAAAGCTCGTTCTCAACGGCAATCACTTGCCCAAAATTCGCGGCACCGATCACGGTCAATGGCGGCGCTGGCGCATGGTCCCGTGGAACGTCGTCGCCACCACGGTCGACAAGAGCCTCCCCTCCAAGCTCGCCGCCGAGGCCGAAGGGATCCTGGCTTACGCCGTGGCCGCCGCGCAGGAGTGGTACGCCCGCGGCCTCGAGGCGCCCCCGGGAGTCCTCGCCGCCACCTCGGCGTTCAGAGAGAGCAGCGACGAGCTTGGGGACTTCTTCGGCCGCCGCGTCGAGTTCGCTCCCGACGCACGCATTGCGCGGAAGCAACTCTGGCATGCGTACAAGTCCGACTGTGAGGACAACGGCGCCAAGCCCATAGAGTCACGCACGTTCTGCGCCAGGCTGCGCGCACGTGGTTGTAGGGATGTGAAGGTGCGCCACATGGGCAGCATCACGGATGGGTGGGCTGGTATCGCACTGCGAGAGATGACCCTTGATGCGGTCGAAGGGGTGACCGGAACCCTGCTTTCGTAGGGACTGTAGGGCCCATGTCCCTACGGTGGTCCCTACACTGAAACGACTTTATTTATAGCGTATTTGTTACTTGTAGGGATGTAGGGACATAAGTGTAAATACGCATATGTGAGAAGGAACGTTAGGATCATGATCGCGATCGTATTGAGAGCAGAATGGAAGGTGGTCCCTACGTCCCTACGCCTCGCGAGGGGGTATACGGGGTCAACCCAGACCTATCCCCATTCCGGCCATGGGTCAAAGGTGACCCGGTGACCCCCCGAGTAGAAAAACGCCGGGAAATTCTGCTACTGGCCCTCGACGCCGGGCCGAAAACCACGGCAGAACTGGCCAAAGCCGCCGGGGTGGACCGCTTCGTCGTCCGCCAAGACCTCGTCGCGCTCGAGGCGGCCGGTCTCGTCGAGCACGTGGTGACCAAGTCGAGGTCGGCGCGAGGCGGGGCCGCCATGTGGGCCAGGATGGCCGACAACCGCCTGCGAGGCGCCGCCATGGAGGCAGCCGCGGTGGCGAGGGTCAACGCGTTTGCGGCCCCTCGGAGGGCGAAGGCGTGACCGGGGGTGGCAGAGGCAGGGATCTTTCCGTAAGGGCGATCCATGTCGAAGGGCAACACCGCAGAGAGCGACTTCATCCTCAAGGCGTTCAACGCAACCGAGCTGTCCTGGAGCGCCATCACGCATCTCTACGTGGGCCTACACACGGGCGACCCCGGCGAGGGTGGCAGCCAGAACACGAGCGAGTGCGCGTATGGCTCCTACGCCCGCGTCGCGGTGATTCGGACGAGCGCCGGGTGGACGTGCTCTGGCTCGTCGGCAACCAACACGGCGGCGATCGAGTTCCCCGAATGCACCTCGGGCAGCGAGACCATCACGCACGTCTCGGTCGGCACCGACACCAGCGGCGCGGGCCAGATCATCTACAGCGGCGCCCTCAACGCCTCGCGCTCGGTGTCGTCGGGTATCCAGCCTCGCTTCGCCGCGTCAGGCCTCACCATCACCGAGGACTGACATGCAGACGCCCATCATCGCCGGCTTCCCTCAGCCCCCCTACACCTGCAAGCAATGCGGCCTCGCCGTGCTCGTGCGCCCCGGCCACGAGCCGCTGCGCGCGTGCGACTGCAAGGCGCCGATCGTCGCCAACGTCACCGCGCAGGCCCACGGATCCGGCGGGCTGAAGGGCTGAACGTGGCGGGCTTCGCCAACATCCGCGAGTTCGCCACCGCGCACGAAGAGGGGCGCACGGTGGTCTCGCACTGCCGCAAGCTCCCCGGTGCGGCGATGGTGTCCACCGGGGGCTGGTGGGTGGACCTGTCCATGGGCGGCGGCAACCCGCTGACCAACTACTACGCCGGCAGCCCGCTCACCGCCTCGACGCTCGACGGGACGCGCGGCATCTGGCACGGCACCAACAAGAGCCCGCAGGAGACGTACCTGACGGGCATGGCGCTCAACACCATCACGGCGGGGCTGGTCGGCCACTACAAGCTGCTCGACTACCTGCTCTTCTATCCGTTCATCGACGGCGACAGCGCCGACGAGCAGACGATGGACAACAGCGTCACGCTGCCTCGCTACACGAGCGGCGAGGGTGTCTACGCCATGCTCGTGACGACCGGCGCGACGACGGGCGGCGGGGTGTTCACCTACAGCTACATCGACAGCGACGGCAACCCGCAGACGTCACCCACCATCTCGTGCAGCGTGGCGGCGTCCAACGTCGCCAGCATCGTCACGAGCGAGCCGGCCACTGCGGCGGGCGGCAACCTGTGGCTGCGCATGGCCGAGGGCACCAAGGGTATCCGCTCGATCACGTCGCTGACCTTCAGCGTGCCGAACGGCGGCGTCTGCGCGCTCGTGCTGGTCAAGCCGTTGCTCGACCATACGATTCTCGAGGTCAACACGCCCCACGAGGTCAACCTCGTGCGCGAGGGCTACCGGCTGCCGCGCATCGTCGACGGCGCCTACTTGGGCCTGATCATGAAGTGCGCGGCGACGGTCGCGTCATCCACCCTCACGGGGCGATTCGAGTTCGCCTGGAACAGCGCATAGGAGAGCACATGGCCGGCTTCGGATCGCACGACGACCTCATCTCGGAACTGACCGCGCAGGGCAAGTTTCGCAGCATCGAGATGGCCAAGACCACGGCCCCCGTCCACACCGCGGGCGGCTGGCACATGCTGTCGGGCCTCGCGGGCTACCCGAACGCGACGACGTTCCCTGGCACCGACCTCGTGTGGAGCAACTGCGACGAGAACACGGGCGACGGCACCACGATCCTTGGCCCCCCGCACGGCGGCGCAGTCAGCACCGACACGAAGCACATCCTCGCGGTGGGCGCGTCCATCACCGCGGCGGCCGGCGCCCCGTGGCAAGCCAAGCTCGTCGATCTGCTCGGCTACTACCGCCTGAGCACGACCAACGTCACCGGCACCGGAGGCCGCGTGCTGGTCAACAGCGAGACCTTCACGGCCAACGCCGGGACCGACATCATCACCTACGCGCAGGACTGGAAGAGCGGCACGAAGGTGCGGTTCACCACCACGACCACGCTGCCGGCGGGCCTGTCGCTGAACACCGATTACTGGCTGGTGCGGCAGTCGGCGACGACGGCCAAGGTCGCGAGCTCGTACGCCAACTACGTGGCCGGCACCACGATCGACATCACCGACGCGGGCACCGGCACGCACACGCTGACGACCCGGGTCGCGCGCTACAACGACGGCGTCGGCGCACAGGCCGCGTTCGTGGTGCAGACGCAGCCCACCGCGGGCGGCCCCAACCTCAGCGCGAGCTCGTACACCAACAGCGCCGGCACCAACTCGCGGGCCTTCCAGGGCTCGCCGACGATGGGCGCCACGGCCGACGGCTACGCCACACGCATCCTGCACAGCGGCAACGCCGCGGGGCGCTACGGGCCCTTCCTGCCGCTCCAGGGCGCGGACACCGGCATCCGCAGCATTGAGTCGTTCACGTGGAGCGGCGGCACCGCGTACACCGGCTCGGGCGTCGTGGCGCTGACCATCTACAAGCCCTTGGGCGTCGACCTCATCCTCCCCGCGACGGGCGTCTGGTCGGAGAAGGACCTTGTCAACCAAGTGCCCTCGCTCCCGCGCATCGAGGACGGTGCGTGTCTCGCCTGGCTGCTGTTCGGCGTGGGCGCGACCACCACGGCGAGCCCGTTCCTGTCGCGCGTGGACGTGGGCTGGGGGTGAGTCGTGGTATACTTGCAGGCATGCGCGTTGTTCACAGCGGGTTGCATCCGTGCGTTGGGCCGTGGACCGTCGACGAGGCTGGCGTTTGGCGACGCTGGCGCATCGTCCCCGAAGGGGAGGTCCCGGTGCTCGCCGCGGAGACCGACAACCCCGACGAGCGCGCGGCCTGCGATGCGGAGCTCGTGGCCCACGTGGTTCGCGACCCTACGTTCGCGGCCCGCGTGCTTGCGGGTGAAGTCATTCGGGCCGGGCGCGTTTACGTGCGACCAGCGACCGACAGCGACCAGTGCGGCGAGGTCGTCGTTGGCCGCTATGCGCTCGCCGTCGACCTGCGCTGAGACAAGGGGGCCATGATGGCCCTGCTCGGCAACGGCGTCCGCTACGGCAGCATGAACCCCGGCCGCACCGGCTTTGGGGTCGCGTCGGTGTACGCCGTGTCGCGCTCGGGCAACCAGAGCGGCGGCGGCCTGCGCAACTGGTGGGCCAGCGAGGCCACGTACAAGCCGAGCCCGGCGATTCCCGGCGCCGTCTACACCGCGATCCCCGACGGCTACAACGCGCCGGGCGCGTGGGCGCTGGCACCGAAGGCCGGCGGCATGGCCTCGCGGAACATGATCGCGGGCACCGGCACCGTGAGCGCCGCAGCGCTGTTCTCGAGCACGCCCCTGTCCGCGACGCTGGCCGGCACCGGCAGCATTAGCGACGCCGCGTGCGCGCTCGTCGTCAGCCTCGCCGCCACGCTGACAGGCGTCGGCAGCCTGTCGGGCTCGCTCGTCGGAGGCTTGCAGCTTGCCGCCACGCTGGCGGGGCAGGGCAGCCTCGCAGCCTCGCTCAAGGTCGTCGCTGGCCTCGTCGCCACGCTGCCGGGCACAGGTAGCGTCGGGGCCAACTTGACCGGCTACGCCAACATGGAGGCCGACATTCTGCCCTACACAGACCTGAGCCCGCAGGCCCTCGCAGCCGCGGTGTGGAACGCGGCGGTCGCGAGCTACCAGGAGGCCGGCAGCACGGGCGAGGCGCTCTCAGCGGGCGGGAACGGAGGCGGAGCGGTGTCGACGTACAACAGCACGAGGAGCGTGGCAGGCGAGGCGCGGTGGCTGGCGGGCTCGACGGCCTCGCGGCAGTTCCGGCTGCTGGGTCTCGACGGCGACGGCGAGGATCTGAGCGGCTACACCGTGACGGCCTACTGCAAGCCGGATGCGGGCGGCGAGACGTTCTCGCGAAGTTGCACCGTCGTGGCCGCTGCTACCGGCGACGTGTCGTTCTCGATGTCGTCGCAGCAGTGGAGCTACCTCGCGGGCCGCGGCTTTGCGCTGCAATTCAAGGCGGTCAACGGCGGAACGACCCGCTACTACCCCGAAGACGGGCCAGTGACGGTGACGCTAGAGGCGTTGGTGGCGGAGTAGGACGGCGCGCACCCTTGACAGTCCCCGATCTTTCCATAGGGGCGATCGGGTGGCTCAGCGCCCAGGTCGGAAGCGTGGTGACGTCGACGCGCCCATCGGAAACGATGCGGGCCCTCGTCAGAAGTTCACGCCCGAGCGCATCGCCAAGATGGTGGAGCTGGTTCGCACCGGCCTCCGCTACCCGCGCATCTGCGCCGCCGTCGGCATCCACTACGACACGCTGAAGGAGTGGCGAGAGCGCGCGCGTGCAGGCCGCCCGGAGTACGTCGAGGCGATCGACGCGATGGTGGCCGCCGAGCGCGATTGGGAGGTGTCCGCGCTCGCGTGCATCAAGGCCGCGGGCGTCACCTCGTGGCAGGCGTGCGCGTGGCTCCTGCAGCGTCGCTGGCCCGAGACCTACGTCGCGCCGATGCGGTACGCCGAGCGTCGCGCCGAGCTCCGCGCGCAGCTCCGTACCGACGAGGACCGCGCCGAGACCGCGTCGAAGGCGAGCGTGAACCCGGACGCGATGATCCGGTTCCTGCTCGACTTCTTCCCCGACGTCGTACGCAAGGCGCAGGTCGCGCCGGCCTCGATCGTTGTGGGCGAGCCGCCGCAGGGCGCCGAGGTCGACCCGGCCGACGATGCCGACGGGGAGGCCGAAGAGGATGGCTGACGCGGCGATGGCAGCGATGGCCGCCGCACCGCAGGCCGACTGCCCGTGGCTGCTCCGCGCCGCCGAGGCGGTCGACCGCGGCTACATCATGAGCACGTGGCGGAAGACCGCGCGCACGCACCTGCGCTGGCTGCGCGACGTGCCGGACAGCGTCTACGACGACCGCCGTCATGGGTACGTGCGACACGTCGAGGCGATCCTGGACCGCTGCGACAGCGCCGCCGAGAAGGCTGCGCGCGCCATCGTGGCCTGCGACCCCGAGAACCCCGAGATCCTCTACGGGTACGCGGTCGCCGAGGGCGAGGCGATCCACATGGTCTACGTCCGCGGCGCGTTCCGTCGTCAGGGCGTGGCGCGCGGGATGCTCGAGGCGCTCGGCATCCGAGCTCCGACGGTGGCGACGATCGACGTGCCCCGCTGGGTGCGCGAGCGATGGGCGCCCGATCACGATCCGTTTGCGGCACCGCTGGCCGGCCACCTGTTCCAGGCATGGTGCCTGGCCTGGCGCACGGCCTTCGGCGAGTTCCGCGTGGTGGGTGTCCGATGACTCTCGACGAGCAGATCAACACGCTGGCCGCGAAGCAGACGAACGACATCCAGGCGCTCGGCGTCGTCACGTTCGAGCAGGCGTCGGCCAACGCCGTCTTCGACGCTCGCCGCACGGCGCTGCTGCTCGCGGTGCGTGGCCGTGAGGGCGAGATCCAGGCGCTCATGGTGCAGCGCGCGAACCAGGCCGCGATGCGGATGGCGGGGCAGATGGCGCAGCAGGCTGCGGCGGCCGAGATCCATGCGGCAGCCCAGGCTGCGGCGGCCGAGGCAGACACGTCGGCGTCCGCGCCGCAGGAGGGTTGACACATGGCATCGCTCAAGGACTTCGTCATCAAGTCGGTCATCACGCTGCACGCCAACGAGGGGAGTGGCCAGCGCGTGTTCAACAACGAGGGGCCGGAGAAGATCCTCGTGGAGTGGGGCCCCATCGAGGGGACGATCATCATCCGTCGCCCGAGCGCGGACCCCGAGCTCGTCCACCTCGCGCAGGTGAAGTACGTGGTGCTGGGTGAGGTGAAGCGGGAGGCGGGGAAGTGACCACCTTCGCCCCCGGCCGCAACGGTCCGATGTTGTCGACGCACAGCACGCGGGGGTTGGTGCCGCCGAAGATGGCGTGTGAGGGGACGATCCTTGTCGTGCCCAAGACGACGCTGACCGAGATCGACCCAACGCGCGCGGCGGAAACCCTGCTCTACGGTCTGAACGGCGGCACCGTCTCGGCCAACGCCGCAGCAACCGCCATCGCTCAGCAGGCGAGCGACGACATGGACGCGCTCCTCGAGCGCAATCGCCGATACCTGGCAGACCGCGACGAGGTTGTGGCCGAGGTGCTGGCCGAGCGTCCCCCTCACACCGCGAGCGAATCTGCGCGACCAGTACCGCACCGCGGTGGGGCTGCCGACGGTGCCGCCCGAGGGGACGTGCCCGACGTGCGGGAGCAAGAAGCCATGAAGCTCACCAGCATCGGCAGCGTCCTCAAGGATGCCTTCCCCATCGACGGGAGCAAGCCGCAGGGTCTCCCGGAGCCTGTTCGGCTCGTGCCCTTCGTGTTGGACGAGAGCATCGTTCCGGCGCTGTTTCGGTTCGCCAGCGAGGACGATTCGCACTGCCCAGCGTCGCCCGAAGACGAGCGGGCGATCATCGAGGGCATCCGCCGCCAGCGTCTGTGGAGCACGGGCGACCAGATGGACATGGACGGCGTGGTCGCGTCCATCGGCGGGCGCACGTTTGACTTCAGCTACCGCGGCTGGGGCGCACTGCTCTCGCGCGCGTGGTGCGGGACCGACGAGCACTACACCGTGTTCGCGTGGGGCTCGAGCCCGGGCATGGAGGCGCCCCCGGACGTGGTGCGGGTGCCATGACCCCCTCCGCCCTGCGCCGCGTCCGGTCCATCCTCGAGAGCCTCGACCCCGAGGAACTCGCCGGCTGGTTCTGCGCGGGGCTCGAGCAGGGCAACGGAGGCACCTCCGCCGCGTGGCGCGCGCGCGACGAGCTGCGCAAGCTCGAGGCCGAGGCGGACGCGCCACGCCCTAAGGCCTCCCGATGAACCCATGCGCCGCCGACCTCTACGCGCTGGGTTTCCCCGAGCAGCAGGCGTTCATTCGCGACCCCGCGCGGAAGAAGTCGCTCATCTGCCCGCGGCGCGCCGGCAAGAGCAAGGCGTGCGCGATCTACATGATCCTCGTCTGCATGATCTTCCCAGGCTGCCGCTGCGTGTACATCGGCCTCACGCGCGGCACGGCCAAGGAGATCATGTGGGAGATGCTGCAGCAGACCGCGAACGCGGCCGGCATCGTCTTCACGAAGAACGAGACCGAGCTCTCCCTGACGTTCGGCAACGGGTCGCGCCTGCGCCTCATCGGCCTCGACGCCGGCCGCGACGAGATGAAGAAGACGCTCGGCGGCAAGGTCAAGCTAGCCCTCCTCGACGAAGCCGCGTCGTTCCGCGTCGACCTGAAGGCGCTCATCAAGGAGCACCTCACGCAGAGCCTCATGGACGACCGCGGCACGCTGGCGATGGTCGGCACGCCCGACCCCGACGAGGCGCGCGGCTTCTTCTACGAGGTGACGACGGGCCGCGTCGACGGGTGGTCGCGCCACACGTGGTCGACCGCGCAGAACCCGTACATGGCGACGCAGTACGCGGAGGAGATCGCGACCATCGCCGCCGAAGACCCGCTCTACGTCGAGACCGACGGCTACCGCTGCATGTACCTCGGCGAGTGGCCGCGCGATCACAAGGGCCGCGTCTACCAGGCGACGCGCGAGCGCAACCTCATCGCGGCCGAGCCCGCCGGCATCGTCTACCGCATCATCGCGATCGACCTCGGGTGGACCGACCCGAGCGCGATCGTGGAACTAGGCTGGCGCCTGAACGACCCGGTGCTCTACGTGCTGCACGCCGAGTCGTCGCCGCACATGGAGATCAACGAGATCGCCGCGCGCGTGCAGGCCATCGCCGAGCGCAAGCGCGACCCCGCCGACTACGTGCGCTTCGTCGTCGACGGAGCGAACCAGCAGGTCGTGCAGGAGCTCCGTCGCCGCTACGGCCTGCCGCTCGCCGATGCCGAGAAGGTCGAGAAGGTGGCGCACATCGGCATGATGAACGCCGACATCGTGCGCGGTCGCGTCCAACTGGTCGCCCCCTCGACGCAGCCTCTCCTCCACGAGTGGACCGGCGCCGACGAGAAGGGCATCGCGATCAAGAGCGACTCGGCCCGCGACGCGGTGCCGCTGGTGTGGGACGCGCGCGCGGCCAACGCCAAGCCTCCGCGCCGTGTCGAGGACCCGCGGTGCGCGAACCACTGCTCCGACGCTGCCCTCTACGGATGGAGGACGGCGCGCGCCTACCGCGAGATGGAGCCGGGCCCGAAGCCTACGGCGGACGAGGCCATGACGATGATGCTGGCGGAGAAGCGCCGGAAGAAACTGCGTGAGATCGAGCGCCGACAGGGCGGGAGGGTGTGGCCATGACGATGGAGGTCGTACGCATCGAGCGACACGCGCCGATGCCGCAGACGCGCGAAGAGCGCCGCTGGTGGGTGCTCGAGGGCGCCGCGCTCGCTAACGCCGTGGCGGGGGTGTGGGCGCAGAGTCGCAAGACCTCGACCCGCCGCCTGGACGAGCGTCGGCACTGGTGGGCGCTCTACGGCGACGACACGCAGGCCCGCGAGGACGGGGGCACGCTGCGTCGGCTGACGAGCAGCAACATGTGCCACTCGACGGTGCAGACGTGCCTGGCCCACATCGCCAAGAGCCGGCCACGCCCGCTGTTCGCCACGCAGGACGGGGACGACGAGCTCCAGCGCAAGGCCAAGGACCTGACGACGTTCAGCGACGGCATGCTGGACCAGATGCGGATCGGCGAGCTCGGCCAGCTCGTGTTCCGTGACGCCGCCATCGAGGGGACCGGCCTGCTCTACATCCAGGCCGACCGCGACGCGGGCGAGATCACGGCGGAGCGGGTGCCGACCGACGAGGTGGAGGTGCCTCTGCACCAGGGCAGCAACCCGCGCTGGATGGTGCGGCGCAAGCTCGAGGATCGGGACGACCTGATCGCCCGCTACCCGGAGGCCGAGGAGGACATCCTCGCCCGGCCCGCGGCGAACCCGCGCGACCTGAACGACGACCGGATCGAGGTGCTCTACGCCTGGCACCTGCCGACGCGCCGTGTGCGGTGGCTCGACGAAGAGGGCGCCGAGATCCCGGAGCGACGCAAGGGGGCGAAGGCGAAGACGGACGGGCGCCATGTCGTCGTGATCGGGGACGTCGTCCTCCACTCGATGCCGTGGACGTGGCCGCGCTTCCCGATCCTGCCGCTGCGGTGGGAGCCGCCGACCGACACGCGCGGATGGTGGGGCGTCGGGCTCGTCGAGCTCATCGCCGGCAAGCAGGAGGAGTTGGACGACCTGAGCAAGGACGTGCAGACGGGTCACCGCCTCGGCGGCAAGCCGATGATGTTCCTCTTCGACGGGTCGCAGGTCGACGGCGACGCGATCAGCAACGAGTTCTTCTGCCAGGTGAAGGTGAAGGGCCCGCAAGCGCCGCAGACCGTGATGATGCCGACGGTGAATCCGGCGGTCTATCAGGAGCGCCAGCGGCTGCAGCAGGAGATCTACGACGAGTCGGGCGTCTCGCACGCGAACGCGACGGGGCAGAAGCCCGCGGGCGTCACGAGCGGCATCGCGATCCGCGAGGTGACCGACCTCGGCGGCACGCGCTGGGTCATCAAGGCGCAGACGTACGAGCAGTACTTCCTGGACATCACCCGCATGGGGCTCGACCTCGCCCGCTGGCTCTACGACGAGCACGAGGTCGACCTCACGGTGAAGGGCGACGCCGGGAAGTTCATCCGGCGGATCCTGTGGAGCAAGGTCGACATGCAGGACGACATGTTCCGCATGAAGGCGTTTCCCGCGTCGTTGCTGCCGACCACGCCGGGCGCGCGCATGCAGACGATCACGGACATGATGGAGGGCGGGCTGCTCTCTCCCGAGGAAGGGCGTCACCTCCTGCAGGTGCCCGACCTCGAGGGCGCGCGCGGCATGACCGCGAACGACGAGGCGTGGGAGTACGCCGTCTGGGTGGCTGGCGAGATCGTGGCCGGGCGCACGGTGGAGATCGACCCGCGCTGCAACCTCGACGTGCTGCTGGACCGCCTGGTGGCCAACTACCTCCGCGCCCTCCGCCCAGAGTCGACCGTCACCCCCGCCATCCGCGAGCGCATGCGCGAAGCGATGGACACCGTCATGCGCTGGCAGTCGCTGCGCAAGGCCGGCGCGACCCCCGAGCAGATGCTGGCGGGAGAGATTCCGCCCCCGCCCGAGCCGCCTCCGGCCCCGTCCGGTCCCGCTCCGATGGGCCCCGGCGGTCCGCCCCCGATGGGCCCCGACGGCCAGCCGATGGGCCCACCGCCGGGCCCACCCATCCCCCCCGAGCTGATGGCCCCCACCGCGGCCTGAGAGGACGACCATGCCCGACTACGAAAGCCTCGTCACCGACACCGCTCCGACCACGGAGACCCCCGACGCTGCCCCCGACGCCGCGGCCACGCCGGCCGCGCCCGCCCCGCCGGCTGCCGACGCAGCGCCCGCCCAGCCAACCCCGGAGGAGGCCGCTGCCGCCGAGGCCGCTAAGGCCGCGGAGGCCGCTGCCGCCGAAGCCGCGAAGGCGCCGAGCACGCGGGAGTTCCAGGAGCTCGCGAGGGCGCAGCGGAAGATCCACGCGCAGGCCAAGACGATCAAGGACGCCGAAGCGAAGCTCGAGGCCGAGCGCGCGACGCTCGCAGCCGACCGGAAGAAGGTCGACGAGTTCCGCGCCATCGCCGCCAAGGCGGAGGACGACCCGTATGCGCTGCTGGACAGCCGCGGCGTGGACCGGACCGCCTTCTTCGACGCGCTCACGCGCAAGGCGTTGGGTGAGGCGCCGAGCGCAGACGACCGCGTCAACCGGCTCGAGCGCGAGCTCAAGGCGCGCGCGGAAGCGGAAGCGAAGGCCACCGCCGAGAAGGCCGAGGCGGAGGCGAAGGCGGCGGAGGCCGAGGCCGCGCAGGCCGAAGAGGCGTACATGGAGGCGAACACGCAGGCTGTGTCGGCGTTCCTGCAGCACGACCCCGACGCGTACCCGGTGCTGCGCCTGGCCGGCGAAGAGACGGACGGCATGATGCTGCGCGAGGTTGTCAGCCTGGCGAAGACGTGGAAAGATACCCATGGCGAGTTGCTCCCCATGCCCAAGGCGTGCGAGCAACTCGAGACGGCGCTCTTGGAGAGGTCCGTCCAGCGCATCGGGAAGTTCCTGGAGTCTCCGAAGCTGCGTTCGCGCCTGCTCGAGACCTTCAAGCTCCAACCGATCCCCCCTTCGGCGCCCGCGCCGACAGCGCCAGTGCCTGCACCCGTCCCCACGCAGGCCACGGAGCCAGCCAACGGCCGCCCGGCCGGTGTGCGGCCGCCCACCGTGACGCTGTCGGAGAGGGACCGGATCGCCGCAGAGCGACAGGCCCGGTACGAGAGCCTGGTGAAGTTGCCGTAGCGCGACGACTGATCGTCGAGACACCGGATGACGCGGCCCCGCCCGAAGGGGTCCACCGATGTCCGCCACGTTCGCCAACTACGCGCCCGCACTCAAGGAGATGGTGCGGGACAAGATCGAAGACTGCACCTACGGCGCCAGCCCGCTGCTCGCGCTGATGACCCGCAAGACCGACTTCTACGGGGAGTCGTACCGCATCCCGATCCAGACCGAGGCGGTCCAGGGATCGGGTGGCCAGTTCGGCCGCGCACAGGCTGCCGCTGCTGCCTCGCGCTCCGTGCTCCGCGCCTTCTCGGTCACCCACGGCGGCGGCTACTCGGTCGCCCGCGTCAGTGGCCAGCTCATTCGCCGCGGCTCCAAGCAGAGCGTCATCAAGGCCATGGAGTTCGAGGTCGAGAACGCGATGAAGACGGCGGAGTGCGACCTCTCGCACGAGCTCTACCGGGCCGGCTACGGCTCGCGCGGCACCATCGTCTACACCGCGGGCACTTCGTTCGCGTGCACCAACGCCGCCGACGTGACCCACTTCAAGGAGGGCATGCGGCTCCTCTGCTCGCAGAGCGAGAGCGGCCACGTGCTCGTGAGCTCGACCCCGGCGACGATCACCAGCGTCGACGAGGACAGCAACGTCATCACGACCGACACGACCCTGTCGAGCCTCGGCTGGACCACCGGCTACCACGTCTTCCGCGACGGCGACCGCGAGAACAGCGCGAGCCCGAGCCGCGTCGTCTGGACGGGCCTCGGCGGCTGGAACCCGGTCACCGCCCCGTCCGCGACGACGTTCTTCAACGTCGACCGCTCGACCGCGCCGAACCGCCTCGCCGGTGGTCGCTGGTCGCCCTCGAGCTACTCCCCCGAGGAGCTCCTGATCGACATCTTCGGTCGTGGCACGCGTCGCGGCGGGAAGTTCCCGCACATCGTCTGCCACACCGACTTCTACCGCGTGGTCGCCAAGGTCATGCAGTCGCGTGGCCAGGTGCCGCTCGTCGACGTCAAGACGGCCAAGCCGCAGGTCGGGTTCCGCGGGATCAACATCGTGTCGCCCGACGGCGACGTGACCCTGCTCTCCGACATCTACTGCCCGCCCCGCGAGGTGCGTGCGGTCAACATCGAGAGCCTCCAGCTCCTCTGCGCCGGCTCGCCGGTGCAGCTCGCCGACCCCGACGCCGACAACATCCGCGCGAACGCCGAGGACACCTACGAGGTCCGGTTCGCGCGCGAAGGTCAGTTCGCGGTCACCCGTCCCCTCGACACCTTCGTGGCGTACCTCCCCGCCGCGATCTCCTGAGAGGAGCTGGTCATGTACAACCAGGTTCTCTACACGGACAGCAAGGACGCCGAGACGGGGCTGGTCTACCAGCGCGCCTACCTGGCGCTGGCCAGCGATGCGAGCGTCACCACCGCCTCGTGCTTCGGCCGCGGCATCACGTTCACCAAGACCGGCACCGGCGTCTACCGCGGCACGTTCGATGGCGGCTGGGTGGGGCTCGCCCCGACCGGCAGCCAGGGCATGTCGATCACGCTCGCCGAGGTCAAGCCGACCGCCGCCGCGATCTGGGCGGAGGTCATCAACCAGGACGTCGCGAACGGCTACTTCGAGATCCGCACCGTCGACGGCTCCGGCGTCGCCGCCGACACCGCCGTCGCGATGGGGATCAACCTCGCGATCACGCACAAGAACAGCGGGGTCGCGTGAAGCCCTCCGCCCTGGTGCTGTCGATCGTCGGCAAGGGCAAGGGCTCCGGCCCGGACGCTCCCTCGGACTATCCCGAGAAGGAAGAGGGCGCGCCCGAGGAGTCGCTCAACGGCATGGCTGCGCTCAGCGCGGCCAAGGACGTCCTCGCGGCCATCAAGGCCAACGATGCGTCGGCGCTCAACGCTGCGCTCAAGGCTCACGCCGAGTGCTGCATGGGCGAGGACGAGGAGTAGCGGCAACCCGATTCTCGCCCCCCGTGGGCTCGTGTGAGGCTCCCGCTCACTCTCAGCAGCGGGTCCACGGGGGCGAGATGCTTCGACGCAGGAGACCTGTGTGGCCAACCCGATCCTGAGCGCGTTGCGGACCGAGGCGCAGCAGTACGCCGACGCCGAGAACGACCCGCACAAGTCCACCGCCGAGTGGACCACGTGGCTCAACGCGGCCGGCGCCGAGCTCTACGACCTCTTGGTCTCCACCTTCGAAGATTGGTACGTCGACGTCGTCTCGTCGCTGACGCCGTCCGCCTCGACAGGGGTGCTGACGCCTGGGGTGGAGATCCTCAAGATCCGCGCGCTTGAGAAGAACGTGGGCGGGTCGGACTGGATGCGCGTCCTGCAGACCTCGGGGCCGGAACGCCCGCAGTACCGCGCGATCATCGGCCCGGTGCTCAGCGGTCACGCGGCCGACTGCGTCTACGATCTCCAGGGGCAGACGATCTACATCCTGCCGTCGTCCTCGTGGTCCGGCACCTTCCGGATCTGGTACGTGCCGACCTACACGCCGATGAGCGCCGACGGCGACTACCTCTTCGGCAGCGCGAGCGGCAAGCTCGTTCCGAACCAGTGGCACCAGTACGTGACTCTCGGCGCAGCCATCCGCGCGCGCATGAAGGAGGAGGGCAACATCAACGAGCTGGCCGGCATGCAGGCGCAGGTGCGGGACCGCATCCAGTCCGCCGCGCGCGACCGCAAGGGCCCGGGCGGCAGGATGCGTGACGTGGCCACGCACCGCGACAACCCGCGTCGGCGGTGGCGATGAGCCGGTATCGCAAACAGCGTGCGTCGCCGGGGGCCGCCCTGGCGGAGGTTGTGCGCGTGCTGAACGCCACGCAGGACGCCGTGGACGAGACCACCAAGCCGCTGACCGAGCACCCGCTACTCGCGTCGGGCCGGCTCATCGAGGATGTGGTGCTCGGCGCCGCCGGCGTGGACGTGCCGCACCTCCTGCAGCGCGAGCCTCGCGGCTGGATCGTGGTCCGACGCAGCGCGAACCAGAGCGTCTGGGAGGGCACGCAGAGCCGGCCCACGATGTTCCTCAACCTCGTGGCGTCGGGCGCCGTCACGGTCAGCCTGTACGTGTTTGCCTAGGAGCCTCGACGATGACGACCGCATACATGGGCATGGACCTCCCGATCGTGGGCACGACGGCGGGTCCGCTGTGGGCGACCAAGGTCAACACGGCGTTCACGGACAAGGTGGACCTGCACGACCACACGAGCGGCAAGGGCACGCGGGTGCCGACGCTCGGCATCCTCATCAACGCAGACCTCGAGTTCAACGGCTACGACGCGACCGAGTTGCGCTCGACGCGGTACGAGCAGCAGGCCAGCGTGGCCGCGAGCGACGACGTGGCGTGCTGCTACGTCCTCTCGAGCACGGGCGACCTCTACTACCGCAACGCAGCTGGCACCGAGATCCGCCTCACGAGCGGCGGGGCGGTGAACGCGGCGGGGCTGAGCGCCAACACGTATCCCGGCGCGGCCAAGGTTGCGAACTACACGATCTTGCCCGCCGACACGCAGACGCTCTTCCACTTCAACACGACGGGCGCAACGAGGACCGCGACGCTGCCCTCGGCGGCCGCCATCTCTGCGGGGCGCTTCTATCTCATCGGCAGCAGCACCGGGGCCAACGGTGTCATCATCGCAGCCGACGGCACCGACACAATCAACGGCGCCGCCAGCATCACCGTGCGCGGATGGGGCGCGGCGTACGTCGTGCGCGTCAGCAGCACCACCTGGCTGGCGCTCGAGGTCGGCCCGCAGCTGAACGGCGCCACCGTGCCCGAAGCCGGCGGACTCACCACCGGCAACGTGCTGCAGGTGTCGGGCTCGGCCGCGCTGACGTACGCCGCGCTGAACCTCGCGGGCGGCAGCAACTACGTCACCGGCGTCCTGCCCGCCGCCAACCTCGCATCGGCGACCACGCTCGCGCAGGGCGCGGTGGTGCTCGCGCAGGACTTGTCGGGCACGAGCTCGGCCCCGACGGTCGTGGCGGTCACCGGCAACACCAACCGTCTCGTTGTCCGCGACACGGCCAAGACGATCAGGTGGGACTCGACCACGGTCACGCCGACGATCACGCAGGCCGACGAGTCGACCGCGGCGACGACCGGCGACAACATGACGATCCGCGCCCAGGCGGCGACCGACGAAGAGGGTGGAACCCTTGTGCTCGAGGGCGGCGACTCCAAGGCCGGTATCGTCAAGGGCGGGGTCAAGATCAACCTCGGCGGGTCGGAGACGCTCGTCAGCGTGGACGAGGTGGCCACCGGTCGCGCCGTCGTCAGCATCGGCGGGGCGGCGGACTCCAGCAGCGTGCCCTCGGGCGACCGCCTGCTGTGGCTCGCCAACTGCGACACGGCCCCGAGCAGCAACCCCGTGGGCGGGGTCGAGATCTACGCCGACGCGGGCGCCTTCGCGTTCCGTGGCACGTCGGGGCACCGCGTGCGCTTCGACGCCATGGCCAACACCGTGACCGGGCTGGGCGGCGGCGCCATCACCACGACCGGCACGTGTGCCAAGTGCCTCGTCGTCACCGTCGAGGGCACGCAGTACGTGATCCCGCTCTACACCCTGGCGAGCTACACGTGAGCTACGGCGCGACGACCCGCACCGTCACCGCACCGGCTAGCGTGCGCGGCGCAACCTGCACCGTCACGACGCCGGGCGCGAAGGTGCGCTCGACCGCCTGGCAGCCAGCGGCGTCGCAGACCTCGGCGCGCATCGCGGGCACCACGTCCCCGCGGGCCTCGACCCAGTACGCGCGCCCCGCCTCCGCGGTGAAGGCGCACTCCCCGCCGCGCGTGTCGGCCGGCGTGATGACGCAGCCGAGGGCCGGCTCCTTCGCCGCCTCCGGCTCGTCCACCGCCGCTCCGCATCCGAGCAACCCCACCACGCACACCCTGAGCAGCAAGTACCGCATGAGGGGAGCCTAAGGACGGCCATGGCCCTGAGCAAGCGCACCATCTCGATCCCGTTCGGGTACGGCCTCGACACCAAGTCGTCGGAGCTGCGCACGCCCACGGGGCGCCTGCTTTCCTGCGAGAACGCCGTCTTCACCAAGGCCGGCGAGCTCGCCAAGCGGCCCGGCTACGAAGCGCTTGCGCTGAGCATCGAGGGCGGGGGGGCCTTGTCCGGCGTCGTGGGCGTCATGACACACGCCGACGAACTGTTGGCCGTCACCGACGCCGGGACAATCTACTCCCGGAGCGAGGCGACGGGCCGGTGGGTGTCTCGCGGCGAGGCCACGGCGGTCACGACCGAGAGCCACATCGTGGTGCGCAACGAGAAGGAGCAGCGCAACCCCGACGTGTGCGTGGTGGCCGGCTTGCGCGTCGTCGTGTGGGAGGAGTGGAGCGGCAACCCCGCGGCGTACGACGGGATCAAGTACAGCGTTTACGACGACACGAGCGGGACGGTGCTGGTCAGCAGCGCCACCGTGGCCACCGCCACGGGGACCCGCCCGCGCGTCGTGACCTTCGGCGACTACGCCGTGATCCTGTACGCGGTCGGCGTCGAGGTGCTCGAGCGCCACCTGAACGCGGTGACCTCGCCCACCACGCTCTCGACCGCGGTCGCGATCATCGGCGACGTGGTCGCGGGCGCTGCGGTCTTCGACGCCTGCGTTGCGGGCGATCGCCTCTTCGTCGCCTGGGGCAGCAGCGGCAGCGGCGCGGCCGAGTGCATGTACCTCGACACGTCGTTTGCGGCCGTCACCGGGCCCGGGATTGGCGGCGCAATCGCTGCCGACATCTGCGTTGCCATCGCGGCAGGCGCAGACCAGTCGCTCTACATCCTGGCTGCCGGCAGCGGCGGGCCGGACTGGGAGTTCTTTCGCGTCTCGTATACGCTCACGATCATCGCCAACGCCACCGCGGCAGCGGTCACCGCACCGATCCGATGCTCGTTGGTCGTCAATGACGGCGTCTCGCCTGCCGCAGCCACGGCCGTCTTCGACACCGCCGCCGGCGTACGCACGATGTCTCTGACCCCGGCCGGGGGCGGCCTCGGCGCAGGAACGCTGCTCGTCAAGGGCGCGACGCTCGCGAGCCACGCATGGAAGTACGGCACGGCGGGGACCCGGTTTGCCGTGGTCAACTGGTCGTCGACGGAGCAGAGCGGCTACTTCGCCGTGAACCTGTCGACCGCCCGCGTGGTCGCCCGCATCGCCTACGGCAACGGCGGCGGCGCGCGCTCGCACTGCACCCTGAGCGGCGCCGTCGAGGCGAGCGAGGGTCGCTACGCCTTCGCGCGCCAGCAGGTGACCGAGCTCGTGACGACGTCCACGGTCACGATGACCCGCGCGGGCGTCACCGTCAGCGACGTCCTCCACGAGCCCGCGGTGCGGCTGCAGTCCGCGCGCGCCGGGGACGGGATGATCATCGCCGGAGGCGTCCCGCAGTTCTACGACGGGTTGTCGGTGCGCGACCTCGGGTTCCTCCTCTACCCCGAAGGCGTAACGGCGGTTGCGGTCGGCGCAGGCACGGGCCTCATGGCGGCGGGCGTCTACCAGTACTGCGTCGTCTACGAGGCCACCGACAACCTCGGGCAACTCCACCGCTCCGCGCCTTCGACGCCCGTCTCGGTCACCGCGGCGGCGCTCGACTCCGTGACCGTGACAATCCCGAATCTGCGCGTCGGCACGTGGGGCACCGCGGCGCGCCTCGTCGTGTACCGCACCGCCGTCAACGGCTCCTTCTTCTACCGCGTGACCACGTCGGCCGCGCCGACAATGAACGACCCGACAACGAACACGACGACCTACACGGACAGCGTGGCCGACGCGACAATCACGGGCAACGAGCCGCTCTACACGATGGGCAGCGTCATCGAGAACGTGGCCCCCTCCGCCTCGCGGTACTGCGTCGGCTACCGCGGCCGCGTGTGGCTCGCGGGGCTCGAGGACGGCAACACGATCGCCTATTCCAAGCTGGTCCGCGACGGCGAGCCCCCCGCGTTCTGCGACCAGTTCGTGGCCGCGTGCGACCCGGCAGGCGGGCCCATCACGGGCCTCGGCGTCATCGACGACAAGTTGGTCATCTTCAAGCGCGACCGGGCGTTTGCGCTCGTTGGCGACGGACCTGCGGACACCGGCGCGGGCGCCGTGTTCGGCGACCCGATCGCGGTGACCACGGAGACCGGGTGCGTTGCCGGAGCCAGCGTCGTGCAGACCCCGCAGGGGCTGATGTTCCAGTCGCCGAAGGGGATCTACCTGCTCGATCGCTCTATGCAGGCGTCGTACGTCGGAGCTCCCGTGGAGCAGTACAACGCGCTCACCGTCATCGGCGCGCGCACCTCGTCGGGCAACAATCGCGTCGTGTTCTGGACGAGCGGCGGCGTGGCGCTTGCGTACGACTGGCTCATGCGGCAGTGGTCCACGTGGAGCAACCACGAGGCGTCGTGCGTAACCACGTGGGACGACCGACACGTGTTCGTCCGCAGCGACGGCGTGGTCTGCGCCGAGACGCCGACCGCGTTCACCGACGCCGGATCCGCCATCAAGCTCCGCGCGGTGTTCGGGTGGATCGGCCTCGGCGGGGTCCAGGGCTATCAGCGGCTGCTCGGCATCCGCGTGCTCGGCCGGTTCATCGGCGCGCACTCCCTCCGATGCCGACTCTCCTACGACTACGACCCCTCCGTCCGCGGGGACGGCAGCATCGACGTGGGCGCGCTCTACCCGGGCAGCGTCTACGGCGGCACCTCCCCCTACGGCTCCGACGCCGTCTACGGCGGCACCTGGCCCACGTACCGATTCGAGTTCAAGCCCGAGCGGCAGTCGTGCCAGACGGTGCTGGTCTCGCTCGAGGACGTGCAGTCGACGGACTACACGGACTACAACGAGGGAATGGTGCTCGTGGACCTCGGCCTGACCATCGGCGTGAAGGGCTACCCGCAGCCGCTGGCGGGGTCTCGCCGGACGGGCGTCGAGGGGTAGGTCGCGAGGCCGCCGGGTCCGTGGTATCCTGATTCCAGCCCCCGCGGTCGCGCGCGGCGAGGCTCACTCAGCGCAGGTTGACCGAGGACGTGCGGCGCCGCGACCGGCCCGCGTGGAGGTGACCTGTGGCAGACCCGATCAGCTTGTGGCTCATGGGCGGCAAGATGATGTACGACGCGAGCAAGAACAATCCTGGGGCCGACCTCGGCCAGCAGGATGGCGAGTACAGCAACGAGCTCAACCCGTACCAGAAGCGCACGCTGAGCGGGAAGTACTCCGCCGAGGACGAGGCGTACTACAAGGCCACGGGCATCGACCGGGCCCGCGGCGCTTACGGCACGCCCGAAACCGGCGTCGCGCACGACAAGTACGGCCGCGCCTTCCGCTCCGACCTCGACTCCTGGTACGGCGCGCAGTCGAAGAAGCCCGGCATCACGCCGGTGGAGTACGGCGAGACCAGCACGTTTGGCGGCGTCAACGTCGGCCCCGCGGTGCGCCTGAACCGCAAGGAGGAGCTCGCCACCAAGGCGAAGCTCAACGCGCTCGGGGATCAGCTCTGGGCCACGGCGAAGGGTGAGGGCCCGTCGATTGCGGGCATGCAGATGCAGGCGAACACGGAACAGGCGCTCGCGGCCAACCGCGCCGCTGCTGCTGGTGTCGGCCGCATGAACGCTGGTCTCGCCATGCGCACGCTCGGTCAGCAGCAGTCGCAGGCGCTCTCGAGTGCCGCGATGGGCAGCGCCGCGCTCAAGATGCAGGAGGCGCAGGCTGCGCAGCAGGCGTATGGCGGCCTCATGTCGAACATGCGCGCGCAGGATTTCGCCGCCGCCGCCAAGCAAGCGGACTACCAGCACGCGACCGACCTCGCGCAGGCGGGGTTCAGCCAGCAGGCGCAGTTGGCCAGCATGGACGCGCTCAACCGCGCCGTGGCCGCCCGCGCGCAGCTCGGCATCCAGAACAACCAACTCGGCCTCTCGCAGCGCGGCATGGACACGGCCGACGCGCAGTGGTGGTTCGGTCAGCGCTTCGCCGCGAACCAGGCCGACCGCGAGGCCGCGATGCGCGCGTGGGCGATGGGCAAGGGACAGGGCAACATCGACCGCGACTTCGGGTGGCGTGCCGATCAGGCGGAGATGCAGCGCAAGGCCGCGCAGCAGGCCGCGATGGCGCAGGGCTTCGGCGCGGTCGCGGGCTACCTCGGGAGCAGCAATAACCAGCAGTCCGCGCCTGGCACGGACTTCGGCAGCCGCGCGGCGGCGATGGGGTACTGACGATGGCGACTCCGATCACCAAGGCGGACTTCGAGACGGCGTGGGGCCGGCCGCTCACCGATGCGCAGTACGAGCAACTTCGCATGGGGCTGCAGATGGGCATGCTCGACAAGGGCGTGAACAGCGGGGGCAAGTACGACCACACGCTGCCGCGCTCCACCGCCTCGATGCCCGAGGAGCAGCGCAACGCCATCGCGCGCCTCAACTGGCTGGCCGCCGGCCGTCCGGGTGAGCCGGGGACCAACCTCTTCGACGCCGCGCCCGCGCAGGGACAGCAGGCCACGGCTGCGGCGCCCGCAACGCCAGGCCGCGCCAAGGCCGGCACCAAGGCGACCGTCCTCCGCGCCGACGGCACCAGCGCCGCTCCGCTCGACGATCGCGCGGTGCCCGTGCAGGCGCCGACGAAGGTCTACGCGGGCAACGGTCAGGGCGTGAAGGGCTGGCAGAAGAAGGCCATCCGCCCCGGCTACGGATGGGTCGACGTCGACAACGGCTCCGAGCCTGCGTCGGTGTTCGCGCCCGAGCCCGACAACGGGTGGGAGAACGGGGAGGCTCCGGCGCCCGCCAAGATCGTGCTGGGGCAGGGGCAGACGCCTGCGGGTGCGCCAGCCGCGGCGCCCGTGGCGACCCCCGCCGCAGCGCCCGTGGAGATCGCCCCGCAGAACATCGCCCCCGTGCCGCAGCCCGCGCCCGGCGACCCCGCGCCCAAGGCGGTGCCGGCCACCGGCTCCGGCGACATCTCGGCCGCGAAGAAGAAGGCCGCGGCAGACGTCGCCGAGCTCGAGAAGGAAGCCGCTACCCTCGACGACCCGTACGCGGCGGCGGCAGCGAAGGGGAAGGCCGACATCCTGGCCCTCGAGAAGGAGGCCGCGGCACTGCCTGCGCCAAGCGCGCCCGCTGCGCCGACCCCGCCCAAGCCGTACGTGGGCACGTGGGTGACGCCGCCAAAGAAGGCGAAGAAGGGCGGCTGACATGGCCCTGACTCCCGCCGACGTCGATCGCCTCACCAAGGCCCGCGCGAAGCTCGGACTCCCGCCGATGTCGTGGGTGCCGAACCCGGTGTCGATCCCGTACGCCGCCGAGCCGGACCCGCCGGCCCCGCCCGTCGAGATCGCCCCGCAGAACATCGCGCCCAAGCCGCCAGTGCAGGCGACCGAGCTCGCCCCGGTGAAGATCGCCGCGCCGACCGAGATGCAGAAGAAGGTCAGCGCGATCGCGGCGTGGACGGAGCCGGTGGCGCCGGCTCCTCCGCCCGCGCCCGCTCCCGGCTCTGTCGACGAAGGCCTGCAGATCCTCGCGCACGCGCAGTCGGGGATCGGCGCGCCCAAGCCCGCACCGCCGGCCGGCCCCGCGCAGGTGGCCCCCGCACCGCCTCCGCTGCCGCCCGAGATCGCAGCGCTGACGGTGGCCGAACCGTCCAAGGTGGGGACTGGCGCGGCGCCGCTGGCTCTGGCCCCCCCGCCCGACGGCCCCACTGGCTACGGTCAGCCCGGGCCCTTCGTTGATCCGCTCGCGAAGAAGAAGGCCGCCGTCCTGCTCCCCGGGCAGGACGCGCAGATGCAGCATGAGCTCGCATTCTCGCAAGCGCAGCTCGAGAAGCAGGCGGAGATCGACCAGATCAAGGTCGACGCGCAGCAGAAGATCGTCGCCGAGCAGGAGGGCGCTCTCGCCGCACAGCAGCAGATGGCGGCGAAGGAGGCGGAGGAGCGCGCTGCGTTCGCCGGCTACTACGACGGCGAGATGTCCAAGTTGCAGCAGGCGTCCGACAAGCTGGCGAACACGAAGGTCGACTCGCAGCGGCTGTTCAAGGCGCAGGGCGTCGAGGGCGTGTTCCAGGGCGTCGCTGTGGCCATGGCGATGATCGCGGGCGTTGCGGGCGCGTCGGCCACCGGCGGCGTCAACGCGGGCGTGGTCGCGCTCGAGAAGGCCGTGGACCGCGACATCGCCGCGCAGGAGAAGGATCTCGCGCGGCAGGAGGCGGGGCTCGCGCGCAGCAACTCGTTGCTCGCCCAGAAGTATCGCATCTTCGGCGACATGCAGCAGGCGAAGGCCGCCGCACGCATGGACGCGTGGAAGCTGGCCGGCATGCGCGCCGACCTCATCGCGCAGCAGAGCGGCGCCGAGGCGGCGAAGATCGGCGCGGCGAAGGTAAAGGAAGCCGCCGAGCGTGGCATCGCGCGCGAGCAGGAGAACTGGAACCTGGGCATCGAGGCCAAGTGGCAGCAGTTGCAGGCGCAGCAGGCGCAGGCGGCGGCGGCCATGGCGATGGAGGGGAAGAAGCGTGACAAGCAGGTGTTCGACGCGCAGATCGAGGTGGCGAAGAAGCGCGCGGGGGAGATCGGCGGCAGCATCGATCTGCTCAAGAGCGCGAAGACGTTGCCGAACGGGAACGTGCTCCCGCCGGGCAGCGTCGTCGTTCTCGACGCTCAGGGCAACATCGAGATCCAGGGCACCGCGGCGGCGCAGGGTGCGGGCGCGCAGACGCAGACGATCTCCGGATTCAACGCCAAGGGCGAGCCAATGTACGCGCCCGG